ACACGGTGCCGACGATGGCGTCACGAATCCCGTCGACGTATGAGCGGATGTTGTCTTGCGCGGTTTTGAGACTGCTGCGTAGCGCGTCGACTTTTGTTTTGTACTTCTCGGATGCGGCTGCGGCGCGTTCTTTTGCGACGGCCGCTTGCGCTTCGGCGAGGGTGAGACCTTCTTGCATCTTTGTGAAGACTGCGAAGTCTCGAGTCGCTACGGGTCCGACGAATGCGTTGAGTTGTTCTTGGCTTGTGATGGCTCGACCGAGTGCGCCGGCGTAGGCGTTCGCTGATTGCGTTGCCTTGTCCATGCTTGCTTTGATTTTGATGAACGCGGCGACGCCGAGAAGCGCGGTCGCAATGCCGACGCCGGTGGAGACTTGTACGGCGGTGAACGATGTCGCGAGTGCTTTGTTGACGGCGGTGGTGACGATTGCGACTGCTCGGAATGTGACTAGTGCTCCGCGCACAAGTACGACGGCACTTGCGAGACCTCCGAGGGCGATTGCTAGACCGCCGATGAGGGCGGCATTCTGACCGGCGAATGTGGCGAGTTTGTTGAACGCGGGGAGGACCGAGTTGAGTGCGGGGAGGAATGCGTTACCGATGGACTCTTTTGCTTCGTCGATTGAGTTGCGAAGGATTGCCATCTGGCCGGCGTAGGTGTTCGCTGCGACTTGTGCCGCGCCTGAGAAGTTTCGATTGAGGATGCCGATCACGTCGTTGAAGGTTGCGCCGTCTTTGATTGCTTTCTTGACTTCGGGCGACAAGGTTGCGAGTGCTCTCATGTTGCCCGCGTAACCTTTTGCGAGGGCTTCGGCGACTGTCGCTGCGGACTTATTTGTCCCCGCTCCCGTCTGAATTGCGACGTTGACGAGGTCTTGAGCCTTTGTGAGATCGCCAGTAGCGACGGTCAACGACTGGAACGCGGAGCGGAGTTCGGTGTCTGAGACTGCGACTGATCGTTGTGTTGCGTCGATGTATCGCTCGATAGATGCGACTTGTTGATCTGTTGCGCCGGCTGAGACTTTGAGTTGACGTGCTAGTAGGGCTTGTTGTTTCTGGTCGTCTGCTGCGGCTTTGATTGCTGAGGCTGCGAATGCGGTCGTTGCTGCGGCTGCGGCTCCCATAGCGAGCGTTGTGCCTTTGCCCATCTGACCGAGGCTCTTGTTGGCTTCTCCGATGGCTTTGCGTAGCGGTGCTGCGTTGCCTGAGATTACTACTGAGATGCCGCGAGCCATGATGACAGTCTAGAACCTGACGACCTTGTCGCCGTAGACTCCGCCGATGATGTCGCCGGCGGTGTTGCGTAGGAGTGCGTCTGGGACGTTGCCTTTGTCGTTGAAGCCTGCGGTGGCGCGTACTGCTCGCGCTTGTCGTAGGGGCTTACCTGATGCGAGGTCGTACTTGTTGATGAGTTGGTCGATGCGTTCGGCGTAGAGACCTTTGATCTCGTCGACTCGGGAGTCGACTGCGTCATAGATGAATGGGTTCGGGGTGATTGCTCGTGATGGCCATCCGAAGTGAATCGGTCCCGCGTATGGCACAGATGCAGAGCCAGCACGAACTCGACCGGATGATTGTGTTGCGAGTGCGCGGATGGATGCGGCGAGTGCGCCGGTGCGATACGGGACGAGCCTTTTGGCTCCCATGACAACGACTTCGGCTGCTGCTTTGTGTGTCTCTTTCATCTCGGTCTTTGTGTCTTGACCGAGTTTTGTGAGGTCTCGTTGTACTTCGCGAAGGCCGACGATCTCTGCTTTGACGACTTGATCGGGTGCTAGTCGGAAGCCATAAGTGCCAGAGCCTGCCATGCTTGATCTCCTGAGTATGTGGCGGCCTTCGGGAATTGTGTCTCGATCATGACTCGAAGGATCGCGGGTGGTGTTTTGAGTAGGTCAAGCGGTGAGATGCCTGTCTTGACTGCTAGGACTCCGATGAGCCAAGTGGTAGAGCCGGGTCCGAGTCTTTTGGGGTATCACCGTCCACGACTGCGACGGATGCGATCGTCTTGATCCATTCCTTGAAGTCGAGCGGTGTTTTGCCTGATTCGTGGACGGCGGTGTAGGCCACGAAGTAGAGATACTTTTGCGGTACGAACTCGGCCGTAAAGACTTCTCCCCAGATGACGCCGAACTCGTCTTCGAGTGCGACTTCCGTGGAGGGCCAGACTGTAGTGAGTGTTTGTGTCCCGTCCCTGTGCTGAATGGTGACGTTGATACTCATGTCTTGACTAGTGTCCCGCCGGTCAGGGTGATGCTCATTTTGCTGAGGTCTCCCACGGTGCCAGAAACGATCGGTGCGCTCGGGCAGAATGCCCCCGTGACCGTCAGAATTGGATTTGGGGTGCCTGTCGAGAGTGACTTGACGATGTAGGTGTTGGTGCCTGATCCGACTGCTGCGAAGACTGTGTCGAACACTTTGCCGACTGCGAGGTCGTTGTTCAATTCGACTGTGCATGAGATGTTCTGGAGTGACTTGATGTTGGAGTGGCCGGTGGCCCCCATTGCGGTCGTCTCGACTGCGTCGAACTCATAAGTAAGTTCGATGTTGGTGACGTACGAAGATAGGTCGACTGTGTTGAGCGTGAATTGTGCATCTGTTAGGGCGAAGACTGCCATTGTTCTATTCCTTAGTGTTTTTGGTGTTTGATACTGGTTCGACGATACCTGAGACGATGAGTTGCTCAATGTCTGCAGGAGCGGCGATGATGTCGGCGTCCGTTACGGTGTCACCGATTGCGCCAAGTGTGGACTCGACGAGGATCTTGTAGTTAGCCATATATGCGGACCTCGAATCTGTATGCGATCATGTTCACCCCTGAGACTACTACTTCTCGAGGTCTCGCTGATGCTACTTGCAGAGTTGCACACGCTCCGCCAAGTGTGCGATCTGCTTCGAGTGCGGCCTTGACGGATGATGCGCCGGCGTCGGTGAGGTAGGCGTCGAGTCTGTCTTGTGATGAACGGTCCGACATACGGCCAACGATGACGAGGATGTAGGCGCGATAGAACTCGAGACCTTTGTTCATTGCTTCGTCGTAGTCGATCTCTAACGGTTCAACAACGGCGGCCGGCGGTGCAAGAGAGTCGGGGACGTAGTCGAAGCATCGCAAGCCGGCGATCGTGTCTAGTTTGACGCCTAGTGCAGCGCGTACTCCGTTCGGTGTCACGCGAAGAACTCTCGACGGTAGGCGCGTACGATTGCGGCGATGTCTCTACCGAGTGGCGACATCCTGATCGCGCCTAGTTCGGAGATACCGAGAACTCCGCCGACTGAGTCGCGTCGCTTGTAGAGGTCGGCTGACAGGATGTAGGTGGCCTGCTCGATGTCGTCTGGTACTGCGGGCCATCCCCATTTAGCGGTGACTTGTACTTGTGGCCAGTAGTTGACGGGTAGTGAGAACGCGGTCGGGCCGACGATGGTGATTGTCGTAATCGGGCGTCCGAGCGCGATGGCGTTCGTTGGCTCCACGATGTAGTCCGTGTCGAGGGTGAAGGTTGTCGCGTAGGTGCCAGTCGAGCCGGGGTCGGTCTTGACAATGAGTCCAGTCGTGGACGAGACGTCGTCTATCTGGACTCGTAGGTTGCCTATCGGACGGTATGTGCGGGCGGTTGCTGCGGCGTCTGCATAGAAGCGACGGTTTGCGATGCGGTCGATTGAGCGTGAAGCGGACTCGATGATTCCTTCAAGGATGGTGTCGTCTACTGAGTCGTCGATCTTGAGGTAGGTCTTGAGGTTCGCGAGCGTGATGTATCCGTTCGTGATTGCCATGATCTACTTCTTCCGAGTGGTTTTTGAGGGCTTGGGTGTCTGAGTGCTTGCGACCTTCTTGACGCGCTGTACGGCCGTCTGAGCGTCGCTCACGGCATCTGAGAGGGTGTTGACCGTCTCGGCCTGCACAGTCTCGACGATCGTGGTCATCGAGTGACCGAGACGAGTCAACTCTTGGCGTACTTGGTTCGCGCGATCTTTGAGTCCTCGCCGTTCGTATCCTTCGAGTTCTTTTTCGAGGGCGGCGATGATGATGTGCTTGAGCATTGTGGATCCTGACTCTCTAGGGCTGTGCTCCCTAGAGACTAGTCAAGTTCTCGCTACCAGTTGGCGGTGATGAGGCCGGTGCCGGTGATTGCGGAGAATGCTGCGGGGTACTTGCCGGCGGTGTAAGCCGAGAAGCCGAAGACGACTGTGCGGATTGCAATGTTGCCGTCTGGCTGCTCGAAGCGAACATAGAGCGGAGTGCCTGAGTTGTCTTCCCAGATGTAGGACTCGTTGAAGTCGCCGATGATGATGGCGGTCTCGTTGGTTCCTGTTCCGAGGTTTGTCGGTACGTTTGCGTCTTCGATTACTGGCAAGCCAAGAAGCGAGAAGCGTGAGTCGTAGCCGGGACGATCGTACGAGCCGGGTGCGTTCATCGGTCCACCTGATGCGGGAGTGATGACTGGACGGTTCGAGGAGTCGACTGCCTTCATAAGTGCGCCGGCCATTGACGGGTGCATGACGACATAGTTCGCGCCGCCGTAGTAGTTCGTTGCAACATTCTGAATCGCGTCGACCAATTTCGGGAAGAACTCCGCGTATGTCGGTGATGCGTCGGTGTAGGTCGTGGAGTTGATTCCTGAAGTGTTCAAGATTCCGCGATG